TAATATTAGACAGTGAATATAATAAAGCATCTAATGCTTTGATTCAACAGGTCCAAACAGAAATATGTCCAGATTTAACAGATGAAGGAATTGGATTTGCTCCGATACGGACATATTGTTACTGTGGACACAGTTGCAGAAGTAATGATTTCTATAAAAACTGATATAACTGTAGATGGAACAATAACTAAAGAAAAAGCACAAGAACAAATTATTGAAGCTGTAAATACATATTTGCTAGAATTAAGAAAAACATGGGAAGAAAATGATTCACTTATAATAAGAAAAGCACAAATAGAAACAATTATTTTAAATATTAGTGGAGTAATAGATGTTTCAAATACTTCTATCAATAATCAAACAGGAAATATAACGTTAGATACTAATGATATTCCCAAATTGGAAGAGGTGGTTATTGTATGAAATTAATACAATATATGCCACCTTTTTTAGAAGAAATTAGAGAATTTAATCAAATATTTAATGCAGAAGATGTAGAGATAGATAATTTGAAAGATTTAATTAATAAAATTTTGCAAGAAGTAATTGTTAAAACAGCAGATAGTTATGGTTTAGAAAAATATGAAAAAATTTACGATATAAAAAATATAGCAGAAACATTAGAAGCAAGAAGATTAGCAATACTTTTAAAAATTAATAGTAGAGTTCCATATACTTTAAAGTGGTTAATAAATACATTAAATGAAGCTATTGGAATAGATAATTATAAAATTATTACTAATTTTAATAATTATGAAATGAATATTAAAATAGCATTAAATTATTCGGAGGCAGGAGAAATATTAAAGAATGATTTAGTTCAACAAATACCTGCAAATATTTTATTGGACTATCGTTTATATACAAATATGAATTTAAAAGTTGCAGCTATGGTAATACAAGAAAATAATTATATACAAATTCCAGCAGGGATTGGCAAATTAGAAGAAGAAATAGAATTAGATACTCATATTTATACAACAGCAATGGTCAGTATATATAGCCGTATGAGTATATGATTGAAAGGAGGAAAAAATGAGTTTTGGACAAATGGTGGTAACAACAAAAGGTGCCTTAATATCTGCAAAAACATTACAAGGTAAGGTATTAAAGTTTGACCATATAGAAATAGGAAGTGGACAATTAAACGGGAATGAAGTAGAAATGGAGGCTTTAGTAAAAAAGGAACTTGAGTGTAAAATTATTGAATCTAAAATTGTAAATGATAAGCAAGTTTGTTTATCATTCTATTTTAAAAATACGGATGCTGATAATTCATTTTATTTTAGAGAAATAGGTTTATTTGTAAGAGATCCTGATACAGATGAAGAAATATTATATGCTTATACTAACGCAGGAAATGATGCAGAATATATAAATAATTCAATTGCGGTAAGTAATACTAAAACTATTGATATTAATGTAGTTGTTGATAATGCAAGTGATTTCACAATTGAAATTGTAGAGCCATCTCCATTTATTACACAAGATGAATTTGAAAATTACAAAAAAGAAACAGATGAGGCTATTTCAAAAATAGATATCAAAGAATATGCTACAAAATACAAAACTATTACATTGGAAGTAGAGGGATGGAAACTAAATTCTGATACTCAAAATTATGAATATACAGTTATAGATGAGACAATTACAAATGAAGATTTAATAGAGGGACATATGGATTTAGTAAATCAAGAAAAATTAACAGATGGATATATAGACAGCTACGATGGAGGTTATAAAATCATAAGTAGTGAACAACCAGCAGAAGAAATAACAATGAATGTATCAATTCAAAAAGTTATTACTGAGGGAGGCGAATAGAATGATAGGAAAAATATATTTTTCTAACAAGAAAAACAAAAAGAGTAATAAAATTTATGGAGTTAAAAGGCAAATTTCAAATTCTTCTACTGCTTGGGAGAGAATAGAAGAAGCCGTAGGGCTAGTAGCTAATGCCACTAAAGATGGTTCTAGTGTACAAAATGATTTTGATAATATATATCCTTGGAGTGATATTATCTCTTGCGATGTATCAGCAGATGGAACAATCAATTCATATTATGGACAACCTGGATTTTCATTCACGAATCCAAAAGGTTATATAATGACATTATTTCCTGAATTTTATTGGAAAAGAGAACAAAGTGGCGGTTATGAATATATTTATATATCTGCAACAGAACATAACGGATTTTCAAAGTCTGAATCATTCATGCTTGGTAGATATACGGCAAGTGGATCTAGTTCAGCTATTACAACAAAGAGTGGCGTTGTAGATTTAGTTAGTATTTCAATAACTAATTTTAGAACGGCAGCTAAAAAAGTAGGTACAAACTGGGGACAGCTAGACATAAAACGCTGGTCTATGTTGCAATTACTATACTTGGTCGAATATGCAGATTATAATTCACAAAGTATGCTGGGTTATGGAAACTGTAATACATCAGCCAAAATAAATAGTGGTAGTTGTGATAGCTTAGGAATGAAATCAGGTTGCTTATCCAACGATAAAGCACATTCTGTTATATATAGAGGAATTGAAAATATATTTGGTAATATTTCTCAATGGGTCGATGGAATTAACTTTACTGATAGTCAGGCTTGGGTTTGTGATAATCCGTCAGATTATGTTTCAGACAAGTTTGCTAGTCCATATGAGAAGTTAGGCTATGTAAATGTAGGAGGAGGATATATTTCTAAAGTTGGATATGATAGTTCTCATTCAGAAATACAAATGTCTTCACAAGTGAGTGGAAGTTCTTCAACCTACATACCGGACTATGCGGGCTCTAATTCTGGTTCTCGTGTGCTTTATGTTGGGGGCTACTACAGTAGTGACCTGGGTTGTGGTTTGTGGTGCGCTTATTGGAGCGGCACTTCTTCGGGTACGGACACGTTTGTCGGTGGGCGTCTTCTTTTTATACCAGTATAACAGGGGTTTGGGGGCGGTCAGCCCCCATTAGACTTTATATAAAGCACAATATAGTTAAAATTGAACAAAAAAATGTGTATAATATTTATAGGGGGATTTAATGTGCGTCTCACTGCTTTTTGTGTTTAGTGCGAACTCTAATTCTGGTTCTCGTGTGCTTTATGTTGGGGGCAACTACAGTAATGACCTGAATTGTGGTTTGTGGTACGCTAATTGGAACAACACTTCTTCGAATACGAACACGAATGTCGGTGGGCGTCTCAATTATATCTGTTAAAATATAAATATTGCACATTATTTTCCTTAGCACTTGCTAAAAATTAATCGTTCTGGACTGGTTTAGTAGCTTCTTTTAAGCAAACGACCGGTAGATGATATAAAAGAAAGGAATACCAGATGAGATGAAAGCCAGAGGAAATATTTATTCAAAAATTGTAGAAAAAAATAATATAGAAAAGGCTATAATTAAAGCATCAAATGGCAAAAAAGATAGAAAAGAAGTCAAAAAAGTATGCTATAACATGGAATATTACACTATGCAAATTCAAGAAATTCTTAAAAATAAGACTTATATTCCAAGCCCATATACTGAATTAAAAATACAGGATGGAGCACATAAAAAGGAAAGAATTATATATAAACCTCAATTTTATCCTGACCAATGTATCCATTGGGCTTTAATGTTACAAATCCAGGAATTATTAAGTAGAGGAATGTATGAATATTCATGCGCAAGTGTAAAAAATCGAGGAATCCATTATGGTGCAAGATATTTGAAAAAAATACTTGTAAGAGATAGAAAAAATACAAAATATTGCTTAAAATTAGATGTTAAAAAATTTTATCCTAGCATAGATAAAGAAATTTTAAAGAAGAAAATTAGAAGAATTATAAAAGATAGAGACACCCTCGATTTAATAGATGTAATAATAGATAGTTCTAAACAAGGCTTACCTATAGGGAACTATACGAGCCAATGGTTTGCTAATTTTTATTTACAAGATTTAGATCATTACATAAAGGAACAATTAAAAGTGAAATACTATATTCGTTATATGGATGATATGGTGCTATTCCATAGAAACAAAAAAGAACTACATAAAATCAGGATTGCAGTAGATGAATATTTACACAAACAGAGTTTACATCTAAAAGAAAATTGGCAATTATTTAAAACAGATTCAAGACCAATAGATTTTTTAGGATATAGATTTTATCGAGGTTATACAACGCTTCGTAGAGGCAATTTTTTAAGGATAAAAAGAAGAATAAAGAAAATATCCAAAAAAGAAAAATTAAATGTAACAGATGCTTCTGCAATCATTAGTTACAGAGGTTGGCTGAAACATTGTGATTCTTATAAATTTCAACAAAAGTATGTTAGAAATATAGTTAGTATAAAAAAATGTAAGGAGGTTATAAGCAATGCAAACAGAAAGCAATATCAAACCTTTAGAAAGGTTTAAAATAGAAAATATCAGAAACGGTCATTGTACCGTTTTTTTCTTTACAAACATTACTGAAGAACAAAGAAATCAAGATGGAGAAGATGAAAAAGTCACATATGTGTATGATATGTACACAATAAAAACATTTTATAGAACAAATTTACAAGAAGATATTGAGGCAAATTACGATGAGTGGCTTAATTTGGCAAAACAAGAAGAATATGACCAATTGGCATCAGAGGTACGAGCAAAAAGAGATAAACTGTTAGAAGAAACAGACAAAGAAATGTGTATTGATAGGATAGGACTAGAAATCCCTGATGATATAAATGCAACTAATTTATTATCAACAGTAAAAAGCATATTTAAAACACTAAAAAACAGTATTTCAAATGATACGGCAAAATATAGACAAGAATTGAGGGATTTGACGAAACAAGAGGGATTTCCATACAATGTAGAATGGCCTACCAAAGATAAGGAGGTTTAGATTATGGTATCTGTAATAACTGCAACGATAAGTGCGATAAGTGCTATCATTGTAGCACTTATCTCGCAAAAAACAAACAAAAAAGTAGAAAAAATTGATTCAATTAAAGCATCTTTTAATAATCAAATATCAGACTTAAGAAGCGATTTCAAAGAGCAATTAAATAACATTAGGTTAGAAAATGATAAAACATTTTTAACTAATTTTTTATCTGATTTGGAAAACGGAGTTCCTAAATCAGATATTCAAATAAAAAGAGCGTATGAAGTATACGAGGAATACATAAAATTGAATGGTAATTCTTATATACATAATAAATGGGAAGAATTGGTAAAGAAGGGGGTTTTATAATGGATAATAAAAATAAAAAAATTATATTGACTGTACTTGCTTGTATTGCAGCAGCTGCAGGAGTAATTTGCGGAATTTATTGGCCTGAATCAAATATAAATAATACTTTATCAGAAGTTCAAAATACTATTACGAATGAAATTCAAATTTTAGATAATGAAAATAACAATGAGGTAATTGTAACAGAATATATGCAAGGCGAGGTTTCTGATACAAAAGAGGCAACAAAAAATGGAGAAGATATTTCTACCAAGGAAATTATAGAAAGCTCTGAAGATGAAGAACA